CCGGCTTAATGTAAAATTGAGTGTTTTTGTGTGGGGATACACTCCCCGTACGATCAGGCACCTCCTCGCGGACCCCCCTAATCGATTACCTTTCGGCACACTCCTTTAACCCAAGGTTTCAGGACTAGTTTTAACCATAACTAGATGGTTGGATTGTACCCCAATCCTGGGCACAAAATAGCTGCGTGTAACACGCCTTCCCCACATTATTTCGCTAAAACAAGACTGGCCCATGGCAGTGGGCACTACGATATCGAAACGGACATTGTCCTCACGGCCACACACGTTTCTGGCTACCACCCCAGCGTAGTGCTAATCATTACAATTAACAAAATACGAATGTGTGACGGTTTTCTCAATCGTGAGTCATTTGCTAGACCCCATAATGTAGCTAGGCTCTGAACGAATCTCGCTTAGATTCGCCGGTCATCTTTTCCAACTATTTGATGGCAGAACGTTCTTCCCTAAGGCTGGCCGCGCGCGTGGATGCACGCTCTCATTGCGCTAGCCTCGCTCTACACATCAAATGGATAAATGCGCACGTTGAATGACGGATCTAGTGTGTCATCTTCTGGAATGAAACTCAACACGTCCCCTTCCACTAGATTCAAATTGTACACTAGAGTCGTTGTATTCGTCTCAATCGTATACACTGGCACATCTGCATCGCCAATGCTACGATACTGAGCCGGAATCGCCACCCCGTTTTTCCGTACTTCAATTGTGTAAGGTGGGTTTATCGTTATATCTATGCTCGCATCCAGCACAGCAAACACTACAATACCCACCTTAGCTGGCGCTAATGTAACCAAACTCGATGCTTGTGTATCATCAATAGCAAACAATGCGCTGCTATTGACAATGTCAGCTGTATTAAACGGTGATAAAGCCGCCCAGCTTGCATCAAACAGCCCAAACGTATCGCAATCACTGCGCGCTTGGGGTGTTTTGAGCTCAACTACATAAGATACCCACAACTCAGTTATCGCTGCTGAATCATCCTGTGCCTGTGTCGCCACAAACAAGGAAGCTGCATCCTCAAGACGCTGTTGAGATGCATCAGGCGATTGTGATGTTGCAGTGTACTTGTCACCAACGGGCTTGAATTTCATACTCACCTCGCTCCACGAGTTGACTCGCGTGGCATCATCGTACTGCATCATCGCCGCTTTTGTTGGAGGCGGCGCGTCAGTCGGATCATAATCAAATGCTAGCATCACCACTCCAGGTTTGGTTGATGGTGCTTGAGGTTTAAGTTTAAACTCCAGTTTTGAGAACCGATACTTTTCAAAGTTCGGCGCCAAAGATGATAACCAAGGGAAACAGAAGATATCAGCTGCATTAATACGGTATTTCCTCACTGAAAAATTAACCGATCCATTAATGTCTGAAATATACTCTTCATGCTTCACCCGGTAAGTGTCTAAACCTGAGTATGACTGTCTAATTCGAGACCCCATTGCTACGGGCGCACTCATTCGTTGAGACGCAGTTGGATTGCGTCGTGACAGTCCTCCTGGTGCAGGCAGGGCACGCATTGGTGCCCGCGCTTCCATTTGGATTGCCTGTTTCTTACTTCTTCTCCTACTCCTCCTTTTCCTTGCTCTAGATCGTGCGCCTGACACACCTCGCGCCACCCATTTTCCGGCGTCGTAAGCTGCATTCAGGACTGCAATTGGATCTTGTCGAGCAAGTTCCAAGGCTTCAGTTTCAATCGCTGTAATCATTGCCATTATATTCTAGTTATTCTTTTTACTAGAAGCCCACCGATCTCCCGACCTACCACCCAAGTCGTTTAAGCTGGCGAATGATTGTCGATCTCGTGGAACAAGTGGAAGGCTTCTGATCCTAAACAAGTTTGTACACTTGTCATGGACTTTATTTCTTCTAAAGCCTGGGCCTCCACAGCAGGTGTAATGCAATAATTGGCCCGAAACCTATCTTGTCCCTCTTTGGAGAGATCATTGAGGCTTCCCCAATGTTGAATGCGTATGTCCAAGTTGCGTCTTATCGCAGCCTTGGTGCGCCTCAACAGTGGGTATTCATCAACGACGCTCGCTGCTATATCCAATATCTTGTCCAGTAGAGGTGTTATCACCGGCGTATTACGGTAAACATCACGAAGGCCCATAGCAACTATGTATGCATAGTAGTGGGCATCGTGCCTGTTAAAAATACTGCCAGCGTATCTGACGAAAGCTCTCTGCAAGATTCGTCCAGGCCTAGGCAACATAACTATCGTGTCGTCGCCTTCATACGGCCTGCGCCTAAGGAACTCACCGTCAAACGTGTCCTGACCAGTGAGATCGCCAGTGGCTGGCAGCCCAATCAGTTCAAAGGCTTCCCAGCCACGCTCCATAGCGCGATACACCTCTTCCGTACATTGACACCACATGTCGTCGCCTAATAAGTGAAGGCAGAAGGACTTATTTTGTATCCATTCTTTCACCTTCTCAATGCTCGAACCGTGAGTCATGACGGTGAGCTGCGCGAACAAATTATTCCATGTGTTGCCCCATGAGGTGTTGGGCATGCCACTCGCGCGGCGCCCCTCACCCCAATATTCAATCACTCCATCAGTTTCGCGGCACGTTATTATACCGTGCGTGACCAACTGTTTATTGATCCAATCCATCACTTTCCGCTTCCCTGGAAAGGGCTCCAGCACGTAATCGTACATGCGCCCTTCGAACTTCAAGAGCGGCACCTCTTGGTGGGAGTCGTATGCCTTGAAATCGGAAAACACGTTCCATTCCAAGCCATCATTAATATTTCGCCACACTAGGTCGCCCTGCATTAGGTTGCTACGGCAAGCATAGTTAACGGGCAACTCTTCGCCGTCCCAGAGTTTCTTGAAGAAATTGGCCACGCTTTTTATAGCAGGCCCAATCGCCACGTTATATTCATCCTGGTTACCCTGTATAAATCTCTCACGCAGAGGTTTCGCACTCCAGAAGTCCAGCACGTTGACCTCCTCTTTGGTGAAAGATTTCTTCAATAAATCTTTTGCGGTTATGCGGCCATCAAAGTTTTGATAGGCCTGCACATTCCTCTGTCTCTTGCCCGAGGGCCAAGAATTGTTGTAAAGCCATTCTCGAGTGGTCATGCACTCGACAGCGTGTTTCGGTGCTAACAATGGCATATATTCACGCTCGAATATTACTATTGAACGCTTCAAATAGTCCTCGTCATACACCACGTCATGTTTCACAGCTTGCCTACAGCACAAAGCTCTCAGTGCCGCGTCTCCGCAAGTGTGAACAACCATGACGTCATCTGGCTCCACAATTGGTCCACAAACCTGCACACGCCTTGTGCCTGCACAAGGCATTTCTTGCTTGACCTCGTATCCCCATTTTTCATCAAGTTCGGGTAACTCTACGGGCCTAAATGCACATTTAGTGTGGATTATCTCTTGGAATTCCCTTTTGTCGTAACGCGTATAATCTCCAGGCATAATGTTATCAAATGCGCAGGAGCTCAAGAAAGAAGCTGCAATAGAAACCACTGTCACAGCATTCTCCACTATTGTTGTACGCTTACGTCTTCTATTCCTCCTCTGGCTACTAGTCAGTGCTGCGGTACACGCAGCTGGAAGGTCAGTTTCCACGCCAAGTGTTACAAAGCTCACTGCCTTGTTAATCACTTGCGGCACCTTCTCTGACAAGTGCTCAGCCACATTTCGAACCACCTGTTTAGGAGTTTCGACGACGGGCATGATGCAGGGGTATTCAGTGCCTTCATAAGCCATGTAATTCTGATTACACCAGTCTTCAAATTCGGCACGGGTCAAGAAGTCAGTCAAATTTCTGTCAATTTGTTTAACTCCTTCCACGACAACACAGTTAGCATAATCGACCCCGGCCTCAGCAACTTTTGCCGCGCACTGGTACAATTTGGTCGATTGTGCTCGCTGCAGAACACCTCCTACTCGCTCGCAAGTTTTATTGTATGCGCCATGTACGGCATGGCCACCAGTTGTTAAGTTATCTCTAACAGGCCCGTACAAATACGTGTACAGGGATTCGCGCAGGGCATGACGCTTCAGATACAATATCAACGTTCCGGTGGCAAGTGCACCATACGCGGTGTACTTCGCAACCTTTCGCCAATCCGTAGGTTGAGGATTGTAGTGTGCCTTTTCTGCCTCGAATCTCTCCTGTACAAACCTGGAGTACTTCTTTTTCCAAACTTCGTCGTACTCATATCCGTATCTCCGCTTAATAGCTGGCAGTTTCCTGCCAACTAACTGCTCATGTCTCTGCTGGTATCGTCCTTCAGTTTCCAGCAGCTCTCGAGCAATTCTCTCGTCCACCGCACCGCTTTTGTTATTATACAGCACGGGACCGTTTTTTAAGCCATACGGAGTGACTTCGACGTGAGGGAAACACTGCTTATACGCTTTGTAAGCCCAGTACGCTCGCGCAGCGGTGTATGCTGTTCCTATCAACGTCATCGTTTTCAACGCTGATCCGAAATATCCACCGTAACTGCTTGCAGCTCTTGCTGCCATGAGCGTACCAGCTGCAACTGCGCTGGTGTGTTTCACTTCTCTAATTAAAGGAGCGACCTCCCGGATTTGTAGCTGTTCCGCCACCACTCCACCTTCCATCAGCGTGTACCTATGCGTGAACATGCTGAGCTTGTTGATGTCGCGGTGCACATCGACCTGCTGGACATCTACTTTTCGAATTTCAAATTGCACGCCTGTATACGAGTGGAAGTGGGTTACAACCACAGGTCTCAGCGCGTACGTCTCGCCTTCAAAGGGGATCGTCTCACAACCCATCAGCCATGCAGGGTAGCTGTGGTAGTGATACGTTCTCCCTTCCACCTTCATTTCCATTCCACCGTCGAGCCGCGTTAGGCTTACGGCTGCTTCGGTGGGCCACACGGTGTTGCCATGGTCCACAGCGTGGAACGTGGCATACACCGAACGGTATTCTAAACAGAGTTTGACCATCTGCTGGCCGGACAAATGATAGGCCACGTCTTCCAAGTAGCATACACTGCCAGCCTTGTATACGTGTTCGCACTCAGCTGGGTCGCAAGAACACCAGCTGCAGTCGCCCCGCTCCGCCACTCTCGGCAAGTGTCGGTCGCGTCTATCAATGTCCGCGATTGTCTCCAGTCTAAATATGACATGCCTGGGATGTTTCTTTATCAACCGCGAAGATCCCCATGCATCCACAATCGTGCATTTGAGCTGCTTTATGCGCTCTAGCATCCTGTGGTTCACTAAGATCCGTGCCGCTGCCAACATTTTGTGTGGCACGATTCCCTTAGTGTAATCATATTCCAACAATCCAAACTCCCTCTCTAATGCCTTCGCATCCAGCTCTCCTGGATACGGCACAACAACTCCTCCCATGTGGCCCTGTGATAGTGGGGCCTTCGTTGGTTTTCCTTCAACTTCACCTGGTGGGATATGTTGTGACCCGTTAATGTGCTCTGTCAAATTGTACTTCCTAGCGATGGCGTCTTCATCACCAGAAATAACGTAGTCAAGGTCATCGAACTCTCGTTCTCGCTTGACGTCGTCCTCATAGGCCGCGCGCGACGCGTTGCACCCGCTATCGCGCTGCCCATGAGCATCGTACTGATCTTGGCTGCCATCACCAAAACCATTCGAATACGACGAGCTGCCACTCGAAGAGTCATCTTGACTAGCGTTGCACCCGCTAGCCCCGGAGTTATGACTGTCATCCCCAGTTTTGGTTTCGCTTTCTTTATCAGGCCGCGGTGAGTCCGGGTGCTCCGCAGAGCTGTCCTTACTTCCGCTGCCACCTGCCTCTGAATGAGTGTCGTCAGAGCCTTTTGAGCTCCTCGCCTCCTCAAACAGTGGGTCGCTGCCGTCCACACTGCCAGCATCCGATTGCTCGGATGACGACCTGCCAGTGGGGCTCCCTTCACCCTGGGAGCGGGGGTACTCATTAGTCGCCATGATTGGGC